ATGATGCGAAAGCGGCGCAATACCAATCATCCACGAAAAGGGGCTGCCATTAAAGTTAGCCCTATACGCTCATCAGATGCTATCCAACAGATTAAGAATTCACTCTATGACCAGCCTCGTAATTTGGCCTTATTTACCTTAGGCATTAACACCGCCTATCGCGCTAATGAAATTCTTTCTCTAACAGTTGGGCAGGTTAATCATTTAACAGCGGGTGATATTCTTGATCTCAAACAATCAAAGAACAGCGAATACAGATTAACAGTGATTAATCATACCACTGAAAAAGCACTTCAAAGCTGGCTCTCTTCCCATCCTAAAAAGCACGATCCCAAAGCCCCATTGTTCTTATCCCAAAGGCGTAACAAAGCCCTTAGTGTTGCCGCAGTGAACAGGCTGGTCAAACTATGGTGCAAAGACATAGGCCTACCAGAGAATTATGGCTCTCATACTTTACGCAAGACATGGGGCTACCACCAACGTATACAAAACCAAGCTTCTGTCGCCATCCTCATGCGAGCCTTCGGACACGCCACCGAAGCCCAGACTCTAGACTATCTTTGCATACTCCCAGATGAAATCAGGTCACTATATCTAGGTTTAGAGTTGTAAGGTCGATAACCCTAATCTTATTCATTCTGAGGAGCTGAAATCAGCTCATTAGATGATTTTTCTAAGCATTCGTTCCATTTTTTCAACTCTTCAAACAAAGCCTCATATTGATGAATATTAGCTTCTTCAAGCGTTCCCCATTCCACTGTTAGGCTGTCATTTTGGTTTGATTTATTTCCATAACTGGGCACCATTTGGTGCCTTTTTTTATGCCCGAAAAATAAGGCATACAGCGTGTTTTCTAGTTTTAACTCACCAATAATACTGTTTATATATACAGTTTTGCGGCTTTTAAACACTACTCTATGGACACTTTGTGGTCACAGGTGGACAAAAGCTTGATTGACACAAGACGATACATACACGAAACTATGCACGTTCTTGCTCTGCGTAAGCATCAAGCTTTCGAGACTACCGTTTAAGTAGCAAAAAAGACCTCAATTGAGGTCTTTTTTTATTGGTGCCCAGAGGCGGAATATTAAAAACTTTTATATTCAGGTGCTTAGGGAAAAATAGGTGCTTAAAAGGTGCTGACATAAAAAAGAGCCTCTTAACTCTTTATCGTTTTTTACTACTTTCTAACTTTTGTATTCTCAACTCATGTTTAAGTAACACATAGCCAACAATTATTGTGACCATATCAGCCCCGCTTGCTGTGAGCTGATTAATTAGCTCTAATTCCATTATTCGATTACATCCTCCACTCGCTCACCGATAACATCACCAACTTGCGTAGCAACTGGTGCAGGCACGCCCACATAAATTAATGCGCAAGTAGCCACGGATGTTGCTATCCACTTTACCACTTTTGATTTTAAAAACTTCATTACACAAATTCCTTAATTGATTGTTTAATATAAAAACTTGAAAAGGGCATATCGCCAATTTCAAACCGAATTATTGCTTTCACGATCTTGTAAAGATGGTCTTTAACATTGATCTCTTGATTTGCATCGACTCCCACCGCGTTTGCCACAAACCCAACATACGCAGACGTGGGGTTTTCGTGAGCAGGAGCGTAGCGATTTAATAGACCGCTGATAGTATTAATGCCATGCAATTTTTGGTAATTAACAAGCAGCTTCGCACCCGCTCTTATGCCATAGCTATGACTTTTGAACGTCTCAAACGTTGGATCATCACCTTTAACTTTTCCATCCCAATCTATAGACGTTTTCACAACGTTCATGGGGTTTTTATTGCGCATTCCGCGCACATTATCTACAGCTAACATTTTGCTACCTCTATAAACTGCGTAAATCACGATTGGGCTAAGGATTACGAGAGCTACGTTATTCATAACGAATGCAATATAAGAAGTTAACGTTTTTAACTCGTAATTCAGTGTCACTAAAGCCCGCCCCATCTCCAATAATTGCTTCATCACTACCAAAGCCAAGCGCTGTTTTTGTTGCAAAAACAGTTCTATTAATTGCACCCTCAGCAATTGCCGCAGCACTATCTCCGGTTGCTTCCGTGCCTATTCTATTAATAAATCTATTACCCTTGATGTACCCGTAATTAACAAGTTCATGCACTTGAGAGTGATTAGCAATATCCCTTTGATATGCGCCTTGAAGCCTAAACCCTTTATCTCTATTTGCCCCTAAATCCACACCGCGAGCAAAAACACCCCTATGATCTGGAATTGAAAAAGTTGTTGAGCCGTCACCCTCGCCAAAAGAGCCAAATCTAAAACTTTTGTATGACTGGGGAACTAAATTCCCACTGTTCTTAGCAAACTCCCACAGCAAAGGATAATCTGCACGCAACACCTCGGAACCATCACAAATCAGCGTACCCGCTGGCGCAACGGCAGAAGCGTATTTCTCTATTTGTCCGACATTGCCAGCACTAGACGCACCGCCAGAGCTTTCTAATGCTGCAATACGAGCATTTAACGCAGACGCACCAACGAACACAGCACCCATCTAAAATTCCTCCAATACATGAACAGTGATATTTTCAGTAGCAGAAGTATTCCAAATTCTCACAGTATCACTATGATATTGCTCAAGCTCACCAAGTAAGCCACCGCCACAGACCAGAACCGCACCCGTGTTAGCTGTTGCTGTATCATGACTCACACGAGCAAAAACAGTGCTTTCAGAATCAATATAGGCTTGAATAAACAAACGCTTTCTATTTGCTCTTGCAGAGATTAAAAGCGAGTCATTAGCGAGTATTTCATACTCTGAAGTTTCGACATTTTGAGCGCTATCAGAAGCAACGGTAACCGCTGGCATAGAACTAATAGAAACGCTAGAGCCGCTTACATCGACTTGGTTCGTCACCTCAGCTTGCACACTAGGTAAAGACGCAATATTTAGTGCGTTAGTAACTTCAGCTTGAACTGATGGCATAGAACTAATAGAAACGCTAGAGCCGCTTACATCGACTTGGTTCATCACCTCAGCTTGCACACTAGGTAAAGACGCAATATTTAGTGCGTTAGTAACTTCAGCTTGAACTGATGGCATAGAATTAATATCTACACGCCCGATAACATCTACTTGATTCTGTATTGTCGCGCTTACTGTTGAGCCTTCGAACAACTTTCTAAACTCACCATCGCAGACAATCACATTTGCAAGCACTGGCGTAGTGCCTTTGTTTTGCACTGTTATTTTGCTGAATTTTGGAAAACGCACAGATGATCCACTCGGTATTTCTGCACGCTCGCCCTCAGCTTGAACAGCTAACGTATGAGCACCCGACAAATAAACGAATGATTCCCCTGATTGCGGAATTTCTCTTATTTCCAACGGCTGTAAATATAATTCCATCATCTACCCCTTGTCATGACTAGCAGCACGACACCAATACCAACCACCACAACAACAGCCCCAACCACATTAGCACCAATAGCCGAACCACTTTTCAAACTCTTTGCTAAGTCTTTAATTGCATTGGTAGAGTTCGCATTACTAGCAATATTTTTATTTAACAACTCTTGTGAAAACTCAATATTGTTTTCAATTGCATTAGATGAAAAATCTACTATTTTACCTGCCAGCGCTGTATTTTGACTTAATGCATTATTTGTTACTCTCTCATTTACACTAATAACATCATTGCCAAACTCTAAAGCAGTCTCGCCAAATCCAAATGCCCCTTCAACCGCTCCATGATCGGTTGTTGTTACTGTATTATTGTTACCAGCAACAACCGTTTCGGCATCTTCCATGCCTTGTAGCGAGTAGTTTGTTACATGATTGTTTGTTGTATTCCTGCTACTTGATTTACCCCCCATAATCTACCCCACAAGCGCTACCTGATAGACGCGCTCCACTTCTTCACCACCAAATCCATACGATGAGTAAAGACGATGCAACGCCTCATTTCCGTGATAACGAATGCAATCAAAACCAAGGCGCTTGGCGTTATCAATTAACACTCGCCCCGCTTCTTTCATTCCTTCACCAGCCGCACAGACAATTACAAGTTCTTTCTTTCCAGAGCTTAATTCCTCACCACGAGTAACGACAAACAAATCAGCAGTATCAGATTCAAGCTTGTATAAATGGCTAATGCCGTCTTGTACTTGATTTCTGATTTCTTCAAAATCGTTAGCGCAGGCTTTTTGTAGCTTTTCTGGCACTTCATACGGCCAAGACATTCTAGTTACTTTCATTTTTTCCTACCTTTCACCATGTACCAAATCACCGCCAAAATAACAGCGCCAATAATTAAAGAAGAGGAACCTTTGATACTGGTTCCTGTGTTGTAGTCACCAAAGGAAAAGCCCCCGAGAGAGTTAACGCCGCCTTGGTTTGCCGCTGTAGAACTTAAATCTGGATTAATGTCACCACCACCAGAACTAATACCTGGTATACTCATTAGACAACTCCTAATTTCTTAGAAACAAAAAACGAGACCACAGCAACAATGAGAGACTTAACTAGATAAGATAGAAAACCACCCATTAGATAACCCCCATTTTCACATGCAGAACAAACCATGCAGCCGCAGCAACAAGCAGCCACTTAACCCAACCGAACGAGTCACCAGCCCACCACCCCAAACCGAAGCCACCCGCACCCGCCAAAAGCGGTACCAAAAAAACTAACGGCATTTACTTTCTCCCCAACATCAAGACAACGACCAACAGCACAACAACCAAGATGCCACCACCAATAAAATAAGGCGTATAAGACATAGGTGTCCCCGTATTACCAACGACTGCACCCGTATTGTTTTGTGCATTTGGTACGCTTGTAGCAGTTGCACCCGATGCTGAAGCCTCAGCCGCAGCAGAGCTTGCCGCACTTCTTGGGGCGCTTTCTCTATCTTCCCACCACCCAGTTACAGACGATTCAGCATTATCATAAGCACTGGAAGCAGCGGATTTAATATCCCCCCAAAGACTCATAATTTAACCCTTACCAAATGGCTCAACTTGTTTTACAGATTCAACCAAGATAGGAACAGAAGCCGCATTCTCAAGCTCAGCTCTAAATACAAATTCAGATCGATAACCCGTATTTAGTACGTCTGCTTGCTCAAAACCATACATAGTTGGATCAAGCACGAAATAACCAGATTGCGGAACACGATCTACACGCGATTGCTGGAATTCTTGCGCAACTTTCGTAACGTCAAAAAGCACAACACTGTCACGCTCAACAATTAATCGATTTACACTGCCCTTAAAATACGCACGTCTTATACTGACATCCGCAGAAGCTGGAAAAGTAGTAAAATCATTCCATCCTGTGGCATTTGCTTGAAAAATATGAGTCTTAATACGAGGGACAAAAATACGCTTTTCCTGTGCTGGCGCTTGATAAGAAATCGCCTCAAGTGACAAGGCACCCGACCCATTTTCTATCTCAACTTCTAGCGTAATGTTTTCACCTTGCAACGTTACAAGGCCGCCAAAATACGCACCCGTTTGGTTTTTGGCAGTCGGATTGGTAAAAGGAATAACAAAGATACCGCTTTTTGTTAGATTGCCACTACCATCAAAAGACGCTTCTTGCACATAATGGCCTTTGTATTGCTCCATCATTACAAGCTGTTCACCAGACACCTGAACAATATTGTCACCATTTAACACAACGTTAACTTGTCGAATTTGTTCTGGCCTGAGAGAAGTAACTAATTGAATCTCGTTATAAGTAGGACCTGTCGGTAAAGACATAGACGCCTTTGAACCCCAACCTACACCATTGAACCCATTCAAACGCTTAGGAACTAATAACATTATTACCCCCTAATCGCTTAGAACATCTTCAACAGCGTCTACGTTATTAGACGCCCAAACAACCAAGGCTGATACTGCAAGAGCAACAACAACCATCGGCACATATTTTTTTACATTCATGTTTTCTTACCTGTTTAAAATTAAAAATTATTTGTTTTGAACAGGTCGAAAATTAGCAAATCGGTTTAGGTATCGGTCAAGGGGGAGAAATGCACGGAAGCCTAAAGGTATCCTGTAACATTTCTTTACATAAAAGAGGGACAAATATGGGTTATGCAGCCAGTTTTTTTAACTTGCCAGAATCAAATTGACCAATATTGTGATCGTCTTTCTTCATTAAATAATGGTATTTCGGTAAAGCAATAATCTTATCAACGGGTAAATCCAATTCATTCGCCAAATAAACAGCATCTTGCTTGCGTTGCTGTCTGCCAACCCATTTGATCGAACATTGCCCCATTACTGTTTTAGGTACTTCTTGACCCCTTTGGAAAATACAAATCGCATGAATACCGAATTTACGGCCACCCGTCAGTATTTCGCCAAATGCACCGCGAGCCGCTCCACTTGTGTTTACGCATTTTGCTAGTTCTTCAAAGATGACTTTTAACGGCTTCTTATGTAGTCCGTCACCTGCACCCCATACCACTTTAGAAAAAGCTTCTAGGTTCTTAGCGTTGGCCCCATCTTTTGGACTGTAAGCAATTTTAAAACCTCGACAACCCTTAGCAGCACGGGCAGCGAATAAAGCACGAGCAAAAGCAGCCAATGACGTATAGCGCCTCACTTCTCGACCACAAAGAGAATCATAATCATGATATGGATCGAATAACGCCACTTGATCGGTGGCCTTGATAACTCCTACCTGCTTAACGCCCGTTGTTTTACCAGACCCAGAAGAACCAACAAAAAGCGCATGCTCAGCGCTTAGCCTATTGTTTGGATTGATTGGCTGTAAGATCATGCGGCCACCCTGACACGCTCTTTCTCTTGCGCGGCTTTTTTAGCTTTGGCTTTTTCGATATCTTGAGCCTTTAAGGTTTGAGCTGTGTCGATACCCTCGCTTACAAGCTTACCGACTGCCATCGCCGCTTTAATCTCAGCGTCATATTGAGCGAGCCACAAAGGCAATAAAGCGCCATACTTAATCAGTACTGGGCTTAGGTTTTCAATAGCGTATTCCTTAGTGCCTGCTGTGAATTCAAAATCTTTATGAATCACGCGCTTTAATGCAAATTCGATCATGCCGAGGCCGCCCATTGCTGTTAATTGTGCGGTTTGAGCGTCCATTTCTTCCTTGACTTTTTCAGCTTTTTGCTCGGCTTTTTCGGCTTCTGGGTCGAAATCGTTTTGATTTTCCTCGGCTTCAAGTGCTTTTAAAAAGTCCGCCTGTTCTTCTGTTATTGTCGTATGCTCCACGGTTTCCAGTTCTTTTTCTTGATTGTTTTCTAATTCTTCGCTCATGCTGTTTGTTCCTTGTTTTTACTTGGTTTACGAGTCGCAAAAATTGCGGTTATTAAAGCGGCCAAAAGTGCCAACGCACCCCATAGCATGGGTGGCGGTGTTGGCATACCTTTAGGCTTACTTTCGGTATCCGTTTTCGGCTTAATTTCGGTATCTTCCGAAACGCTGGAAGCCGCATTCTGTGTTGGTATAGCGGCGTTTTCGGTGGTATCTGATACCGAAGCGCTTACAAGGTCATCACGGGATGCCTTTAGGTTTTCAGAAAGCCATTTTTGGCGGCTTACACCGTGACCCTGATTTGTGCCGCAAGCAGGGCAAACGGTATAAAGTGATGAGCGCTTACCACTCGCCTTTCTCACCTCTGCTATTTCTTTACAGTGCCTTTCTGAGCACTCAATAAAACCCATTATTTCAGCCATCTACCAACTCCCTTAACGCCAGTTCGTTAATTACTTGATCATTCAAAAGCGCCACTTGCTTAACAGCAGTAACAACATCGTTTAGCTTTGCTGGATTCATCATTAACGACATTGGGCTTACACCCTCAAAACTAACCAAAACATTTGCCAATTCTGTATTTGCAAACTTTCGCCTTTGCATAAGCTCTTTCAATTCTTCATTTGTCATTTTTCCTACCTTTTTTGTTTAATTTCCCATTTTTTAAAATCACGTACAGTTATTGACACGAGTCGAACTAACACACCTCCCCATAAAGCCCATCTAAATAGACAATTTTTCTAGGCGGGGAGTTATTGACACGAGAACTAGGGAACGGCTTTGCCGCTCCTTCTAAAGACAGATCAAAAGAGCCAGAACCAACCCTTTGTACTGTCCACTCATACAATCGAGTAGCCAAGTATTCAGCAGTCAAAGAAACAAGTCCTTTTACCACCTTCTTAAGCTCACCGAATTGATTCTTTTCTTGGCTTTCATAAAAAGGCTTCAGCACTTGATTGCGACCCGCACCCATACCACCCATAAGAACGGTAAAACGCTTCCAATCGCTAGCCTTTGCAGCGTTGTAAATATCAATAAATGTTTTTGGTATTTCGCTTTTCAAGCGCCTAATCTCACGCCACACCGTGATTGATACAGAGCCAAAAAATTGAAATTGACGTATACCGTGGCGACTTTTCCACGCCTGCACTCTTTCAGCAGAATTAATAAAATCTATGTCGCTTTCATCATCAACACCGATGCACTCGCCACGATTATTTTTACCGTCTATGTTTTTAGCTATGTACTTAGCAATATAAGCCGCAGCACCGCCTTTTGCTGGATCAATCTTTCTTGCATCAAAACGTCTTTTTTCTGCCCCAGCTTCCTCGGGATCAACCTTATAAGCTTGCTTTTTAAATTCGCTTAGCATTTCTTGAGTTTGATCAGGATGCGTGAATAAAATTAAATGCCAGTGCGGTGTGCCGTCGTGATGCGGCTCCACTGTTCTAATACCGTAATGCTTGATGTCTTTGTTGCTGCACGCTTTACCAAAATCAGCCCACACCTTTTTTAAATGGTCGTTAGCATCTCTAGGAGAAGGACGGCCGAATGCATAAAACTTACTATTTCTATAACCGTTTTCTTTATGTATTGCGTGGTACTTAGAGGGGCAAGTAAGTGTAATAAAATGGCAATCATGCCCATTTTCAACCGCCAAAAATTGACACCCCTTAATGCGCACCATTAATTCAGCTTTACAGTGATAAGAATTGGATATGCTTTTTTCTGCTAACTCTGAAAGCGTGAACTTTTGTTCAAATTGATTTACCGCTTCAAAGCTTTCAAGAAAAGCGCGGTTGGTTTGTTTTTGCTTGCGGAATCTCTGAATACCCCACCTAGAAACATATGCAGATTCTTTATGACAGACTTGGCCACATTCCCGCCTAATGTTTTCAATAACTCTATATTGCCTTTTTGCCTGTCTAATCCACCATTCAGGCGTAACCATGCGCTTAATAATCGCGTCTACTTTTTCCGGTTCTTCCCAGTCATCAAATAAAGACCGCGCTTGTGTTGCGTTCTTCTTAACGAACATTAATACATGGTTCTTGTGCTTGTGGCGTAGGGCAGTGTATGACATCTCGAAACGGCGGCTTTTTTCATTGGCCCACGTTTTCAGCTTGTCGCCTGACAAATCCATTATCCATTCGTCGCAGTATCGAAGCCTTTTCTTAACGCCCTTTAAATAACGCATAGCTGCTTTGTTATCTTCTCGTTTTGAGATTCTTTCCACTTCTTGACCTACACACAGCTTCATAGAACCCAACTGACTAAGAATCTGGTAACGCTCAATATTGCCGCGTAGCCATGTATTTGCTTGTACATAACCTTTTTTTAAATCCAAATCTGTCAAACGCTCTGTTAGTCGGTTTGCGTATTCGCTACTAACACCGCTTAATAGCTCATCACGCCAGTTAACACACTGCAAAGTAGGTTCATAAAAGCTATGCATAACAACACCTATAAAAATGAATAAATCAATTAAGGAAAGAAGGGATCAACTAGCCAGCGACGCACAATCTTCTTATCTCGCTCGCCCATGTGTTTAGCCGCATTAATGAAATCAAAACCGAAATGATCCGAGTTACCGAACCACACAGAGCCAAAAAACCTTAACAATTCGGCTTCTTCTCGCTCACGCGCCAGCTCAATTTGAATACTTTTAATCTTGGCCATACCTTCTTTTCTATCAAAAAAACGCTCAAGCTCTGGAGCGCAAGAAAGCATATTGAAAAAACGTTCTTCTGCTTCTTTATCAAACATTTGAAGTTCTCCCAGAGTGATAAGACGCTCTTAATTTTTTGGCGATATGGTCGGGTGGAAAATGCATCATGAAAGCAAGTAGCTGTTTTCTTTGCTCTTTAACTGAGTTCATAAGCCACCCCGCAAACAAGGTATTGCTATAATCTCAAAGCCAAAAACGACATAATCTTGTGACTGCACATAGTCAGTTATATAAGTAATTCTTACTTCAAACGCTCTACCCGTATAACTTCCCAAACACCATTCTTTCAGCTCTACAACATCACCGACTTTGAAATCTCTATCGTTTTTTCTAATTTCAAAACGCTTGAGTCCGACACGGATGTCATCAAAATAAACTGGGCTTATTTTTAAATCGTGAAATCTCACACGAACCCCCCAGCAAACGGCGCGACCATCGTCGTAGGCTCTGGTTGCTCGCAATCAGGGCAGTATTTGCATGCGTTTAAGTCAGCACCGCCTGCAAATGAAAGGAAAGAATCTTTTCTGCGTTGAGATAAGCTACCGAACTCTTTTAAATCGCGTCGGTAGCCTTGCCACATACAATTTGTGCAAAATAAAATGTCTCGCTCGCCTTGGTCATCACCTAAAACAATGCCGTCGGATTTGTCACACTCAGGGCAGTAGTCGCAATCATCGTCACAAGAGCGCATAAGCTCGCGCTCTTTGCCTTGCCAATTGCAGTAAATACATTTGTAAGTTTTTTCGCACATAAAAAATCTCCTTTTTCTTACTTATTACCAGCACGAATTTTGAAATACTCACAGCACCAAGAAAATTTCACTACCTTGTCACGCCCCTTGATGCATACATCAAGATCAATTAACAGCAGCTCGCAAATATCAATCAACTGAGAAAACGATATTTCACACTTTCCGTGCTCAATTCTTGAGAGTTGAGCTGAGGAAATCCCCATTGCTAACGCAAGTGTGCATTGCTTAATGCTTTTCTTTTCTCTTACATGCTTTATAAAAGCGCCTACTCTTTCTCTTTCTTCTGTTTTCATGAAAAATACTCCTGCAGCAAACATGGCTACCAATCCGGTGCTAATTCGGCTTTTTGAATTTCTTTAGTGACGTTCACCATAACCAAACCGTTTGGCACTGGCTGATAGCGAGCAATAACGCCCGTTTGAAGGTCTTTTTTTACTGCTCGCTCTGTTTTACCAACCAGAGCAGCCCAATTTTTTGCCAACATATAAGGAGGCAGCCCAAAAATAACGCCCTCAGCTTTCACAAATGACACACTTTCTAGCTCTTTTAGTTCTTTTTCCATTGCTGTAAACTCCTCTATTCACACAAATTAATCACAAATGAATACTTTTAATATTTCATTTGTCACTTTTAAGGTCAATATAGATCATCTTTTGTTTATTTGTAAAGTGTCAAATGACAATTTTTTATAAGGAGCGAAAAAAATGGATTCTCAAGCAATAATCGATAGATTGAAAATTTCATACAAAACGAAAAGCGATAGAGAGCTAGCAGACCTGCTAAAACTCCCTCAAGGGACAATTTCTAACTGGAAAAAGCGAGAAACAATACCTTACAAAGAGATATGCAACTCATACATAAATACAGGAACAAGTGTCGAATGGTTGCTAACAGGCAAAGGTAATCAAAAAGAAGTTTCAAGTGAATATCTGAACGTTCCAGAATACAAAATAGAAGCAAGCGCGGGTCATGGCTCACTTGTTGAAGAAGAAACCCCAAGCCAGTACATAGCAATCAAAAAAACCACGCTAGCAGCGAATGGCGTTAACACTTCGAATCTTATGATCATCTACGCGAAAGGGGACAGCATGGAGCCAACGTTTAACAGCGGTGACCCTCTTTTCATTGATCGTACTTGCCATGAGGTTTTGCCAGACGGTGGTATCTATGTATTCAATTTTGGCGGCGACCTATTCGTTAAGCGCTTACAATCAAGCTTCAATGGTGACTTACTGGTTATTTCTGACAACCCGAAATACCAGCAAATGACAATCCAAAAAAGTGATCTTGAGCAAATCAATATTGTTGGCCGTGTCGCAATATATGGCCGCATTTGTGCCTAGGAATCGGTTATGACTATAAAAAAAGTTAAGGAAGGATGGAAAGTAGATTTTAGGGTCGGGGGTGCAAACGGCAAGCGCTATAGAAAAACATGCAAATCAAAAGCAGAAGCCGAGCGTTACCAGAAATTCGTAGAAGCGCAACATACTACTACGGGGAAACCGTGGGAGCCAAAGCCAAGCGACCCTAGGCGGCTTTCAGAACTAGCCCAACTCTGGAAGGATCACGCAGGACTAAAATTAAAAGATTTTGACGCACGTAGCAGAAAGCTTGATAACATCATAGACAGCTTAGGCAACCCAGTTGCATCTCAACTAAAACCAGAAACGTTTAATGCCTATTTATCTTCAAAACTCAAAAATGGACGAAGCAAAGCAACAGTTAATAAAGATATTGTCATGCTTGGCGCCGTCTACAACAACCTCAAAAAGCTTGGCATTATCGATTATGAAAACCCCGTCGGTATCATAAAAAAAATGAAGCTAGACCACAGAGAACTAACCTTTCTTAGTCTCTCCGAAATTAGCAAGCTATTAAAAATACTTGATGACATGGGAGAGCATGATACCCGCCTTATTTCCGAAATTTGCCTTAACACTGGCGCAAGGTGGGGAGAAGCTGAAAATCTAAACAAAAAAATGATAAGAGAAAATAAACTAACTTTTACAAGCACTAAAAACGGCAAAAATAGAAGCATTCCAGTTTCTGAATCTTTTTTCACATGTATTAAGAAGTACTCGACAAATAGCAAAAGCAATTACACTTTTAACCCAGAACCGCCAAGATCAAGAATGGATGTGTTTGCAGACGCAATAAAGCTTGCAAAAATAGAATTGCCAGCAGGCCAAAATACACACGTATTACGCCATACATTCGCAAGTCATTTTATTATCAATGGCGGCAACATACTTTCACTAATGCGAATACTAGATCACTCTGACATTTCAATAACAATGCGCTATGCACACCTCGCGAAAGATCATTTTATAGATGCAATTAAATTCAATCCCTTAAAAGAAAGTGGTCAATAG